ATCCATTTCTTAAGTGTTATAGGACTAATTTCTACAACACCAATTACTAACTGTTCCTCTGCAGGAGCAGCAGCACCTTCAGCATGAACGGTAGCATCGGTAGCTGAAATCTCTAATCCCTGTTTAATGATTCCCTTAATGTAGCTCTTTGATACTCTTGAAACGATACCTTCGTTTTCCCAAGCGGTATTGATTCTTGGTTCAAGGTATGTAGGTACAGGAACTACTGCGGTACTTCCTGAAGCAGGTTCATCAACAAGTTCTGTGAGAAGTGATCTAATCTCTGATTTATCGTTTGTCTTGATATACCTTGCATAAGCATTTATATACTCTTCACTTGCAAGTACACTCTGTAATGTTCTTTCTTCCATCTTATTGGATTCTCCTTTTTCTATTACTTTTGGTTCTTCTGATTTCTTTTCAGTTATCTCTTCGATAATCTGTTTTCTTTCTTCAAGTAGTTCGTCTTTACGAGCTTTTAATGCTTCAGCTTCACTACGGAGTTCCTCAAGGTTTAACTCTGATGTGTCTTCTGCATTAAAAAGAGCATCTATCTCTGATGCCCTGTCTTCTACCTGTTCAAGAGTCATTTCGTTGATTTCCATCAATTCAATATCTCCTTTATGATTTCTCTTATATTATTTATCTCAACACTTCTCTGTTCAGACCTTGCACTCTCCAGTACAAGTCGAGCATTATCCAATGCTTCTTTGTCTTTGCTTCTCTGTGAAGTGTAAAGCTCTGTCTGTGGGTATGCAGGGAAGTTAACTGCACTCACCTCAAAAACCTTTGATATGGATTTTATTAATCTTTTTGGATGGTCACTTTCCAAGTCTGTCCATTCATCGTCATCGATGGAGAACATAAAACTCATACTTGACATGTCGCCTCTTGATACTGCACTATACAATGCTCTTGCATCCATATTGTTCTCTGTATCAAGGTTTGCTCTTATCCTTAATCCCTCTTCGGTAACAGATAACTGCATTGTAGAATTAGCGTTGTTGTTTCTGCTTCTTGCCAAAGGGATCATATCGGTGTTGTGATTCACAAGGAATCTAACATCCTTCAGGTCTGTGTTATCTAATGCATGACTATCTATGGTTTCTTCGTACCATCCCAAATCAGTAGAAGCATTAAATACAATAGGCAAACCTGAAATATAATTTCCATACTGTTCATTATTCTCTGCTCTTAACTCTATGTTGTCATAGAGCCTTAAAACTCTTTCTTCTTTCATTGTTCTTGCTCCTGTATATTGTTATCTACTTCATCATCAACAAACTTATACTCACCTCTTAATGGTGCGTGCTGACCATCTCCATTCGGTAATGGTGGATAGTTGAAAAGCTCTCTGATTTCATCAATGTAGATTGCACCTCTATCACCAAGTTCCTTTGCCATTGATACTTTCTGCGATACGGACATATACTGCAATCTGTTCGCAGTTGCGAATACGGCATTACCCTGTCTTCTCTCTCTCTTACTGAATATCATTCTTGTAAGAACTTCAGAAAGCTGAATGCTGAAAGGTTCTATAGCACCATTAAAAAAGGCATCAAGCATCTCGCTATCAGCCTTGTTCTGTAGTATGGCTTCATTCACCCCAAAGTAGTTATAGACATTGTCCTGAATCTGCTTCTTCCTGTTGGAATCAATCGTATAAGGCTTATAGTCTATCTGCTGAAGGTTAGTGTATGTGTTAGGGAACAGAAGGATACCATTCTTGTCTACCGCTTCTGCTCCAAGGTTCTCATTGGTAAATCTTCTTCTCTCGTTTGCGAGATCATCAGCAAAGGTGAAGTTACCAACTTGTGCCATAAACTTGTAGCTTCCTGATTCCTTGATGGCATTCTTTATTGCCTGTGTTTCAAGGTAGGTCAGTTTCATTGTATTATCCAAGGCATCATTGTCTTCTCCGTAGAACTCTTTACGGAACTGATACTTTGTCAGGATGCCACACTTTGATACCTCTATAGCACCTTTTTCCCTATGCCCCAAATCGTACCTTACCCAAAGGTCACCCTTGTACTCAACTATCTCCGTCTTGGAAGGAATAAGAGTAAAGATGCCCTGTTCGTTGAAATCCTTGTCATAAACAGGCACTATGAATACGGTATTGGCAACATCCAGAATCGTAGATGTCCTATATAAGAACTGACTCCAAGTCTGCCATTCGTTTGGTGCATCCAATAGTTTGCTTGTCAGTTCCTTCTTAGCACTACCCTGTATGCTTACCTTAAGTTTGCTTATGTGCCTTGCTTTCGCATCAATAGAAGCTCTTATCAGTTCATCCCTATAAAGGTCACCATCCCACCTTCCAAACTGTGTGTTGCCATAGGTGGTTTCAACAAACCTTGTACCCTTATCAAGGACTTTTTCCTGCTTCTTTCTATTCGGTTTAAAAATCCTGTCAAATAAAGACATTACCTTTATCTCCCTTTGTTCTTCAATTGCTCACCGATCTCGTAAGCATACTTTTCTCTCATTACCATTGCATCCAAAATCGATGCGGTTCCGTCTATATGAGCATTAGGGTAAATCTTGACCAATCTCCCTCTTCCTCGTTCTTCATTGTGCTTTACTGCACTATCAAGTAAATGCATCTGCAACAATTGGTTATGCCCTATGTTTACCTTCTCATCTCTTAAGGCTACTTCAAACATCTGCATAGTGTTCCAAAGGTTATCCCCTTGGTAGACATCATCCATATGGATGCCATATTGTTTGCATTGTTGTACGAAATAAGTGGCACTCCTTCGGTCATAACCACACTTTAAAGGATAGATTTGATACTTCTCCACTAACTCAACTATCCACATAAAGACATCGTTATAATCCACGAAGGATTCACCACTTAATCGTAGTATGTCCAAATCAATGTACTTCTGATACATGATTTGATCTCTTTGTGTTGCTTCCTCTATTCGGTTGGTTGGAAGCCAAAACTTTGTGAAGATGTTCAGCTTGTCATCTCTCTCTATGATGCATGAAACTGCATTAAGGTCTACGGATTCAGCAAGGTCTACACCTAATACACAATAGGTCTTCCTGAAGTCCTCTAACTTAATGTCATCTACACTTGCTTTAACTATGAATTTGCTTGGTAACCAAGCCGTACTACTATTCTGCTTGATGCAACAATACTTCGTCATAAACTCAACTTTCTTTGAGTATGAGCCTTCTGCTATTGCAATCTCTTCAAGCATATAGTCCACCGAAACAGAGATACCAAGGTTTGGCATACTCTTCTTCAGTTCATTGATATCATTCCATTTCCCTTCATCATCAATTTGATAAATGATAGGAAGTAGTCTTTTCTCTCTTGAATCGCCATTAAGAACCGCAGTACACCTTTTCATCAGTTCATCGTATACACCATCATTGATATATCCTGCGGTGGTTATGCTTAATAGCAATGGTTGTTTTCTTGCTCCAAAGGAGCTTTTAATAACTTCGTAGAACTTTAAACCTGCATCACCTTGCCATGATGCCACCTCATCTGAAATGCAACACGAAATGTTAAATCCATCTGATCTCTTGGATGAGAATGCCAAAGGGGCAGCACTACTATTGCTTTCGCTTATGTAGATATCACTCTTCCTCTTCTTGGTCTTTTCCTCAAGTTCAGGTTCGTGAATGATGCTCTGCCACATAGCAGAAAAGCAAAGGTCAGCCTGTTGTAATCTCGGTGCAGCAAAGTATACCCTTGCTCCATACTCTCCATCAGCATACAAACAATAAGATGCAATTGCTGATGCAAGTAAGGTTTTCCCATTTTTCCTGCCTACGATCCACACAACCTCTCTGAATTGTCTGTTCCCCTTATCGTCTACGATTCCAAAGATAAGTGAAATGTTGGCTTTCTGCCAAAGCTCTAACTTCAGTAGTTGTGGTGCAAGTTCACCTTCGTGATGGTGGCAAAAGTTCTCAATGTACTTTATGGCTCTGTCAGCTTTCTTTTTGTCATAAAAAAAGGACTTGTTTTCAAGTCCTTCCATAATCATATTGTACAGAGCCTTTATCTTCTCCCCTACTATCTCACTACCATCCTTGATAGCTTGATAGTATTGGTAGATGTAGTTGTTCTCTACTTTTTTCACGATACTATTATACCTCTATTGAATGTCCACTTTATACCCCACACTTAAAGCATACTTAACTTGCTTACTTTCTTTACTGCAGGAAGATAGCTCTCCACAAATTTGGTTTCAGCACTAAAGGAACGAATGATGTCATTATATGCCTTGACCGCAGCACTCGGCTTCATACCGAATTGGTTCTCACCATTCTGATACCTTTCAACCAAGCCTGTTTCATCAATCATGATCTGCAATTCCTCAAGCTGAACCTTCATATAGGCTATCTGT